TTATTTTTGGAGCTGGTGACAGGAGTTGAACCTGCAACCCACTGATTACAAATCAAGTTTATTTGACGCATTATCGTAAATTGTTATTGACTTGTTAACTTATTGTTAGACTATGCGTCTCGTGTCCCAACGTTGAAGGCTATGTAAAAATAGCACATTCTATGTCTTTTTACAAGTCGCTTATCTTCCGCATCACTAGCTCATACTCTTTCGGGTACGCCAGCTTTATTGCCTTCATGTGTTCGTCGAGCACCTGCATCAGACCGCCGAAAGGAACAGAGCTGGCAGCCGTCACAAAGTCGCTTTGCGGTTCCGTTGCCGTGGAGTACGCCGCCCGGTAATCCGTGGGCGGCAATGCCTGGGTCTGCGTTTTACGTGCCTGCTTTTCTTCCAGCTCGTCCCGCACAGTGCAGAGGGCGGCAAGCTTTTCCACGCTCTGCCAGTCCGTTGAACCACATTTCAGCTTGTGAATGTGGGTGTTGATCTCGTCAATATCCATACCTGCCGCCCCCCTTTCTTATGCGTTGCGCAAGATGTCAGCGGCCCGCTTGTATGCATCGCGCTCTGCGCCGGTGGCCTCCTTCATCATGTCCTCGATGTCAGAGATCATGCGCTCACGGCCATCCGTGCGGGAGTAATGCCCACGAACATAGTGACGGCCTCGGTTGGCATAGCTGTTGCCCCGGTTGTAACCGTTTCCGGCATCGTGGCCGAAAGTCCCGCGCATGTCAGCAGCCCACTCGCCCGCACGACTGTACTCGCCGCCCTCACAGTAATCCTCAATGCGGTGGATGTCCAGAATGATGTCCACGATCTCGCCGATCATCTCAACATCGCCAGGGGACCGGTTCTTTTTGTCGGTCAGCTCCATGAGCTCGTCGCACATTTCATCTTTCAGATGGTTCAGTTTATCCAGCATGGCTTTATCTCCTTTCTTATGCTACCCGCTCAACGATCAGGTTGCTGTTTGCAATGCTGACCGTCTGCGCGCTGGTGTTCTTAACCGCCACGGTCACGCAGCAGCCACGCGGCACCTCGATGAACGCAGCCACGAAAACGTTGAAGTAATTTTCGACTGCCGCCGGGGTGACAATGGCGGTCGCACTGGTCAGCGACTCACCGCCGACAGCCAGCGCCACGGAAACGGACCCCACAGTGCCGCCGGCGGGAATGGCGATATTGCCGCCAAAGCTTACCTTGAAGCGTGCTTTGCACTGATTGGTCAGGCCCCGCAAGGTCACAAGGCCGCTGCCCTCACGGTGCATGATGCAGGCGGGGGCTTTCACCGCGGTCTCGGTCAGGGGAAAGTTTTCACCCGCCGCCACACTGACGGTGTTAGAGTTGCTAAATTCAGCCATTATCCGAAACCTCCTTTTCTGCACAAACAGGCGCATTTACTGCATAAACGGTTTTTAAGATATCCATCCAAGAATTGGATGGATCTGCTTTTTCCGTATCAAGCAGGGTTTTCAAAATAAAAACATAGGTGTTCAATTCCATCATGCTCATTTTGTTCTTATCCATGCTGTACAGATAATCTACAAACTGCTGTTTCAGCTCTGCTAAGGTCATTCAAATGCTCCTTTCATAATAAAAACGCCGGGGCTTTTGCCCCGGCGCTCTGGTTTGCAAAATCAGCTCAGGGGCTGAACATTTTCCATTTTGGAAAAAGTTGCCGTGATTCGGTTATGCGCAGCTGCCGCAGCCGGTCCCACAGCCATAGTAAATGGCGTTGGGGTTAGGCACCTGATAGGCAGGCACGGGAGCTTTCTGCTGCAGAGTTCCGATGATCTGGTTGGTCTGCGCGTTCATCGCGGTGGTCAGGAACGCGCTCTGGCGATCCTGAGAAGCAGCCCGGCGCAGCTCGTTGTTCTCGCTCTGCAGGGTGGCGATCTTATCATTGGTCAGGAAGTCGAGCACCGCGCGGGTGTTGCTGTTCTGATTCTCGATGATGTCCCGGGTGTTGTTGTTCATGGTGTTCTGCGTTGCGCAGAAGCCCTGCTGCATCTGGTTCCGGGTGTCGCACTCCTGCGTGGCCAGATTGTAGTTGACTCCTTGGATCGCGGTCTGGGTCTTGCAGCAGCAGTCTGCCAGCTGTGTAGCCAGAGCATTCTGACCCTGCATCAGCGCAACGTTGGTGCTGTTGAAGCCCTGCTGCATGGCGTTGGTGACGCCGTTCAGGCCCTGCTGCACGCCGTTGAAGCCCTGAAGCATCCCGGTGTTCATGGCATAGAAGCCATCGCACAGGCCGCTTTCCAGCCCGTTCAGCTTGTTCATGACGCTCTGGTTGTCGAAGCCGCGCTGCAGGTCTGCCTGTGTGACAGCGCTGGTCATATAAGGCGAAGCGCCGCCCATGCCGCCGCCCCAGCCAAAGCCGCCCATGCCGCCCCAGCCGAACATGCCGAAAATCAGGAAGAGGACGATCCAACCCATCCAGTCGCCGCCCCAGCCGTTGAAGCCGTTGCTGTAACCGTTGGCGGGCTGTACCGGCATGGTCAGAACCGTGCTATCAGAAGAAAGAGACATAGTTTTACTCCTTTACGTTAGATTTTGAAATTTATTCTAAATGCGGCCGCATTTTAGAATCCAAACATATTTTTCATGCCGTTGAGCATCGGCGCGATCTGCTGTGCCCGCTGCTGAATGGCGTTGAGCTGCTGTTGTGAGAGCTGCCCGGAGGTGAGCATCTGGTTTATCATCTCCTGCGGGTTCTTTCCCTGCATCTGGCCCATAAACTGCTGGAACTGCCCGCCAATGGGGTTCTGGGTCTGTCGGCCCATCGAGTTGTACAAGCTGCTGCTCATCGTTTAGCTCTCCTTTTCCGGCTCTGGTGCTTCCTGCTTCTCCAACGCCGCCAGCTTTGCCGCCAGCGCGTCGAACTCCTTGCGGGTGACATACTCCCCGCCTGCGGCTTGCGTGGCAGCGATCGACGCTTTGGGGCCGCTGGTGCGTTCTTTGTAGTCGTAGATGCGGAGAGGGAACGGCCTGCCGTCCTGTCCCACTTCTTTGATGTAAAAGGTATCGGAATCGGCATCCAGTAAAAGCACCCGGCTCCCGTTGGCGACCAGATAGCCCCGAGCTGCCGCTTCACCCTGTACCCAGATAAAACCGCTGTCCGCCTGTGCGGCCTGCCCCTGCATTGTAGGCATCATGACGGGCTGGGGCTGGTACTGTGCCGCCCTGAGCTGTTCAAGCTGCCCCTGCGGCTGTTGCGGGTAATACACTTGTGGGTATCCGTTATAGATCGGCATTGCTTAGTCCTCCTTGTACCAGTAGTAGATCGGGCATTCTGCGCCGCTGTCCCAGCTGTCTAGCCAGTCGCCGTTGACCACGGCCAGAACGTGGCCGGAGCAGCCCAGTACATACACGCCGTTCGGGTACTCCCGGGCAAAATCTGCCACCGTGTAACAGGTGGTGCAGTCCGCCTCGACAAGGCGACGCTTGAATCCGTGCTTTTGGAGGTATGCGCCCCATGTGCGGTTGGCGCTGGGCATATCGCCGAGAGCAAAGCCGGTCAGCGCCAATCCAATGTAGGCCTGCTCCCAGCTCTGCCCAGTGGCCGCAGCTACCGCACGCACAGCACAGTCTCCGACGCTGCCCCCGTTGGGGTTGGGGCTGAACTTGATCCACACTGGCGCTTGCCTCCTTTGCGCCCAGTGTAGCAGAGCCGCCCGGCGGGAGAGGCAACGAGCGACCAACGAAGGACAAAAATGCTCTATTTTGCCAAAAGAAAAAAAAGTGCTCATTGAGCGCAAATTTTTACAAAAAGGCTTGACTTTTGCGCTCAATGAGCGCATAATAAAGACAGTGAAAGACACCAACACACAACAACATGGAGGTAAAAAATATGAAGATCCTTAACGCTGAAGAGTTCGCCGCAAAGGTCATGGAGAACGGCACCGAGGTGGAGCCTGACGAATACAAGACCATGGACTGGCAGCAGTGGGAGCCAGACGAAACCGTCTGGACGATTTACGCCCACATCGGCTGCGATGGTGAGGTTTTGCACTGCCGTGATCACGCAACGGATACGTTTACAGCAGACATGCACTTGACCAATGAGCAGTCCGAAGCGCTCATGAGCGGCGAACTGGACGACATGGAGAAGGACGTCATCATCAGCGACATCTACCCCCAGTACGTCGAGACGCTCAAAGAGAACGAAGAGTGGATTGACCTGTAAATAAAAAAATCCCCTGCCGGATGCTCGCAACATCTGGCAGGGGATTTTGTGAAAGACGTACCATGGAGGTACACGAACATATTATCACCCAAAAGAAAGGAAGTCAACTATGTACAGCAATGCAGAACTTTTTGGCATGGCTGCCAAGCAGCCGAAGGAAATCTTTATCAATAACGTTACACTCAGCATCCCGGACGATGCCGAGGGGCATGTCGATCTGGACGCCGAGATCGCCCGCCTGTCCCATCTCTGGGACGTCTCCCGTATGAGCGTGCGGGAGATGGTGGTGGCATCCGGCATCAGCCAGACCGCCTTTGCAAAGGGTGCGGGCATCCCGCGCCGCACGGTGCAGGGGTGGTGTTTGGGCGAGCGCGACTGCCCGGAATACGTCCGCTTCCTGCTGGCCGAGCACTATGGGCTGATCTGAGGAGAATGTTATGGCAGATTTGACTGGAAAGCATTTTGGAAAGTGGACGGTACTTGCGCCGTCTGAAAAGCCGCACTACTACACATGCCAGTGTGAGTGCGGAGTGGTAAAAGACGTGTATGACAGCTCCCTGCGTCTTGGCAAAAGCCGCAGCTGTCTGTCTTGCGCGAATCGAGGGCAAAAGCCAGCCATGACGGAGACGGCTTTACGAAAGGCGAAGAAAAAAGAAGGACAGATTATTAACGGATGGAAAGTATTGGAAGTTTTGCCCGAAAAGAGGTCAGGTTGTTTTCTGTGCCGTGCTATTTGCCCGAAATGTGGGAAGGAAACCACCGTAAAGATCACAAGGATTTCTCGAATCCAGCATTGCGCAGATTGCAACAGGGACATTGGAGAAAAAACCGGGGCAATTCACAGCACAGCTTACGCGGGTGGCTCTTCCCTTATGTCGATTCGCACAAGGGTTGGAGACCATATCAATAAAAATTCCACTTCTGGCGCAAATGGCGTGTGTAAAGACAACCACGGCCGATGGCGTGCATATATCAACTTCCAACGCAAGCAATATCATCTCGGCAGCTATGACACAATCGAAGAAGCCGTTGCGGCCCGCAAAGAGGCCGAAGACCTGATCTACGCCCCGTACCTTAAAGAACATGAAGGATGGGAAGAAGAACTTTCCAGCAGGCTTGAGGAATTGAAGAAAAAGTAAAAAATCCCCCGATGCTCCAAACGGAACACCGGGGGTTTCTGCGTCTCCCACATGGTACGCACTGCAAGGAGGCGGGTGGGAGACTGTTCAGCGCCGAATCTGGCGACTGCTTTTTTAATTCTCCGTTAAGCACGGAGTTAGCTCTTGAATGACCCGCCATGATACGCATTGTTAAGAGGCTCGACGGGTTCTATTGGGTATATTATACCACAAATCGTATAAAAAGAAAAGCGGCAAACCCGAAAGCCTGCCGCTTTTTTGAATCGCCAGAGCAAAATCTCAAAACTAATCCCTAGACAAGATTAGTATATCATACATCCAGCATTTTTTCAATTCCTTTCAGCCGGTAGCCTATCGCCGTCCGGCTGTAATGTGTCTGTGCCGCAATGTCCGGCAGCGGAAGCCGCTCGACGTACCGCAGTAAGGCTATCTTACGGTCTACCCTCCCAAGCGGTGCGCTTTTGATGGCGGCGGTCATCTGCTGTCGGTCAAGCCTTTGCAGCGCAGCGGGCAGCACTACACGAGCCGCCGCCACAGGCAGCACCGAGCCAGAAGGGCTGCGGGAGCTGTCCCGCGTTGCGCACCATATTGCCAAGCACGGCAAACTGGTGACGTTTTGTCACCATTTTCGTGATGTCACGAAATTGTTCTTGTGCGGCGTACATCCCGGTGACGTCACCGAGATAGCGGTATGTAGTGCTTTCCATGATATCCTCCTTACTGCGCGATTTCCTCGGCGTTTGCCTTGTCCTCCGCATCCAGCGCGTCGTAGTACGCCTGCGCAAGGGCTTCCACCTCTGCGATGTCGCCGGCATCCAACAACCCGTTGTCCAGATGGGCATATGCCTTGTCCAGCCAGTATGCAACGTCTCTGCCGGCGGCGATTTCTCGCTTGATGGAGCGCAGGGTCAGGTCGTGGCGGGCTTTGCTTTTGATTGCCATAGGTACCTCCTTTAGGTCATGGACGCTACTGCGTCCTCAATGCGTTTGATTGCAAGGTTCACATCCCTCTGATACTCAAGTTTTACTCCTGCACCGTCACCAGCCTGCACCACAGTGTCAGGGCCGTAAGCGGTGAGGGCTTTGTAGGCGGCGATTTCAGCAGGGGTGAGCGGGGTTTCGATGGGGGTGGCGAGAGCGTAGTAGATTTTGCCCAGTTGCTTTTTGCAGGATTCATTGAGCTTGTCGGAAATACCCTCCTGTATCAGATATAAGAACTGGCCGTTCAGATGATTGTAAAACCACGGCAAGTTAGTAAACGTGGCGGATGCGAATACCCGCTGCCCGTTTACATACAGTGCAGCGGGCAAACCGCGCGGGAAAAGATTCGCATACGTACCAGCTTGTTCAAACCTCGCAGTTTCGCCGTCAACCTCGACTTTGTATACCCTCTGCACCTTCACCCCTCTCTCCAAGTCCACCTCGTCGCAAATCCACTGCTGGCCCTGCGGGTCAATGTAGTTGCCGCCAGAGGTGACAGGGATGCCGGGTAGGCCGTTGGGCGTGGGCAGGGTGAGGAGCTGTTCACGGTAGGGGGAGTAAGCGGTGGTTTTGTTTCTTGTTAAAGAAACCTGCACAGTGGTGTTTGCAGTTGCGCCTATTTTGGGTTGCAGTACGAGTGAATACTCAACGTCTTTAGTAAGTATTACTTGTTGGTTTTGCACATCAGAAGTGAGTTTCCCAACGTAAAAGAAGTTAAGTACAATAGAAGTGCTTAAGCCCTTAGTCGTTAGGTAGTACACACCACGAGTCAAGCGAAGCGTTGAATCTCTGTGTAAGTATAGTGACGAACCGCCCGTAGCGGTTCCGGTAACTAAGACACCATTTTCATTGACTGTGTAAGTCACACCCAGGACATCGAATCGACCTCCGGGGGCAGTTCCTTCTAGCACATTTGCTCCCGTCACCTTCACCGCCACGCTCCCACCGTCACCAGCGCTAACGATGGGCACAGGGGCATCAGGCGTGGGTGTGCCGTCCTGCGTGCTCTTGCCGTACACGGTCAGGCCGCACAGGGGCGCAGAGAACGCATCGTCAACGCTGAGCGGGTTGCCCGTCTCACTGCCGATAAGGATGTTCTGCCGCGCCTTTACTGCGCTGATAGCGTCACCTGTGGCTTTTGCGTCAGCGGCTTCGCCCTCGTGGGTGAGGGTGGTGTCCAGTGCTACGGCAGGGCCGGTCTCGCCTTTAGGGCCTTGCGGGCCGGTATCACCCTGTTCGCCCTGCGGCCCCTGTGCACCCTGCGGTCCACGTTCACCTTGAAAGCCCTGCGGGCCCTGTTCGCCTTGCGGCCCAGTCTCACCCTTGGGGCCAGTGGCTCCCGTAGCGCCTGTGGGGCCTTGAGGGCCTTGCTCACCCTGCGGGCCGACCGGGCCTTGTGGGCCTTGTTCACCGGGGTCACCCTTCTCGCCTTTGAAGTCACCGCTTGCGATGCCGTCCTTCAGCTCCTGCAGGCTGTCAGCGGCTTCCTGAGCGCTTGTGGACGCACTGCCTGCACTGGCGGCGGCTTCACTGGCGGCGGTCTGTGCATCGGTCTTGGCCTGCTCTGCGGCGGTGGCATCGGCGTGGACGGCATCCACCAGCTGCTGCCATGCAGGGGTGCCAGGCTCCGGATATGCGCCGTCCTCTGTGCCGCTGTTGGCACTGACACGATACCGCAGGTCTGCGCTGGTGACGGTCTTTGTGCCGTCGCTGCCCTCAAAGGTGACGCAGCCGCTTCCGGGCTGTGCGGTCACGCTGGCGGGCACGTCCACATAGCCGTCTACCACCAGCGAGGATGCCGGCTCTTTGCCGTCCGGGACGTGCCAGAAGCAGCGGATGATCAGGCCCTCCCACTCGCCGGTGGCATCGACGTGCAGGCGGTACACGCCCCGGTTCTTGGTGTAGCCAAAGCGCACCAGCTGCTCATAGCCCGGCACTTTGACAACGCCATTGGATGCGAGAGATACGCTTTGCTCAATCATAAATTACTCCTTGTTGATGGTAGGCTTCTTTTCTACCAGTGCCTTTTTCATCATGCTGACGGCCTTTTCAATCACGCTGTCCAGTACTTCATCCGTGATGAAAGGCTTCAGCCAGTCCGGCAGTGCGCCGCGCAGCGCGGCAAAGACCTGTGCCTTTTTCTTTGCGCCCTGACCGCTGCCCATGATGCTGTCCTCGGCGATAGTGACGAGCTCCAGCGCCCACTGCTTGACGTACTGCTTGTAACCAAGCCGGATGGCACCTACGGCCAGAGAGACAAAGCCAATGAACATCAGTACCAGGGCGACGGGTGCGGGGATAAAGTTAAGCATTGCTTCCATGTTTCGTTACTCCTTCCATGAGGTAATTATCGATTTTTTCCTTGCTGGCCTGCATAGCGGGCACGTTGTTTCCGGTCAGCTGTGCTTCCAGCAGGGCACGAACGGCTTCAAGCGTCAGGCGGTTTACTTCGTCGATTTCCCCGAAGCGGGACAAATCGCGCCCAAGCGCCAAAGAATGTTGCGCATAGCCCGTTTCTAGCGTTTGCAAGCGCTTGTCCATCTCGTCAAGCCGCTTGTTCTGCGCATCGTCAGGGGCTTTTGCCTTTTTGATGTACTTGTGGATAATTTCCAGCACCTTGTCGATGGTGATGGTCGCAGCGCACAGGCTGCCCAGAATGCCCAGCACCCACAGCAAAGCTTCTTTTTCGGTCATTTGCCCTCCCGGAGACGGGTCAGACCCTTCTTGCGAATGATTTTCGGGTAGTTGATGGTGGTCACATTGAGGTCAACGTTGCCGCTGATGCCCGGCACAGCACCCTTGCTGGTGTGCTGGTGGGCGTTGTACTTAAAACTAACCTTGGGGGTCTTGCCGGTGTAGTCCGCCAGCCATACGTCGTAGGGGCTGAGGGCAGCACCGCCCATATACAGGCGTGTCTTAGCAAAGCTGGTGTAGGTATAGAGCTGGGCATAAAAGCCCATGTCTTCCACCTTTTTCAGGGCGTAGGCTGTCAGGTCGGTCAACGCCTGCTTGCCAAGAACCCTGAATTTGTTGTCCTCCACGTCCACTGCCACAGGCATTTCCAGTGTTTTGCCACGCAGGGCGTCAGCCAGCAGGGAAAGCTCTGCATCGGCCATTGCCTTGCTGGTGGCGTAGGTGTAGTAATACACGCCCACCGCCAGACCTGCCGCCTTTGCGTTGCGGTAGTTTGCTTCAAAGGTCGGGTCGATGTACAGGCCGTCTGCTCGCTTGGAGAGCCTGCGGTTTGTGCTGACGGTCTTGAGCATGACGCCCTGATAGCCAGCGGCCTTGACCTTCTTCCAGCCCTCCAGTGTAATGCTGCCCTGATACCGGCTTACGTCGATGTAGCGGTAGGGCGGTGCTCCCGTCCACTCGGTCACCTCAGTCACAGATGCCATTGTGTCCTCCTGTTCTGCCTGTTCTTCCGCCAAAGTGGCAAAGAACCGGCTCAAAAAGTTGAAAAGTGCGGTCAAAAATGTGTTGTTTATTGCGATCACCCCCAATGTCCAAGAGTAGGAATTAAGTGCCATGGGCGGCCTCCTGCTGGGCCAGCAGCTGGGTCAGCTCCTGGTACTGGTCCGCTGTCAGGCGGTCGGCGGCAAAAAAGATATCCAGCTTTTCCGCCAGACCAGCAGTATGGCCCCGTTGGATCATGCGTTTGCAGATGCGGTACAGCATTTTATGCAGTCCTCCTTTCAGGTGGTTGTGGGATCCACCCCGGCTTCCAGCAGGGTCAGGCGGTACTCCTGATCTACCGCCAGGGCATCCGTGTCCGCCTGTGCGGCCTGCGTCTCGGTCAGCAGCTCTGCCAAGGTGGGGTAGTGGTAGCCGGTGAATACAACCGATACAGTATTCAGCGTATTGGTAAGGGTACATTCAAGACGTTTTTTGTCGGCCGAAAATAATACTGTGACCGTGAGACTTCCCGCGCCAGAAATGTTAGCTTCATATGCCATACCAGGGGTAAGATTAAAATCAGCTTCGTTTACGCGGAGGTTAACGTAATCTACACCGTCCTGAACGTTAATTGTCTCAGTTTTTCTCCTCCCAATCGTTGTTTTTCCGCTCCACACCAGCCGCGCCTCCGACTTTACCGCCACACTGGCCGCGATGGTGTCATACAGCGTCTTGCCGCTCAGGGTGCCGTCCGGGGCAATGTCCAGATAGTCGCCCACCTTCACGCCGCCCAGCTGGTCTGCCGTAGCGGGCGGCAGGGTGTACGGCGTGCCGAACTTGGCGTCGGCCTGGGCCTTGGTGTACCTCTGATCCAGGGCGTCGCCGGTCGCTTTTGCATCAGCCGGTGCGCCCGATACGGTCAGGGTCGTGTCAGTGGACACGATAGCCTTTGCGTCGGCGGCACTCTTTGCAGCTGCTTCCTCGCTGGCCTTTGCGGAAGATGCACTAGACGCGGCAGCAGTTTGACTGGCCGCTGCTTCTTCGGCACTGGAAGCAGATTCCTCGGCTTTCGATGTCGAAATACCTGCCTGCTCTTGCGCTGCGCTTATGGCGTTTGCAGTGGCGTCCTTGACTGTCTGGGCTGCTGCTGCGGCCTGTGCTGTGGCAGTTGCCGCCGCGTTTGTTGCTGTTTCCGCACTCTGAACAGCTTCTTCCTGCCGCGCGATAACAGCCTCGCCATACTGCTTCACATACTCAAAGCCCTGTGCAAGGGCTTCCCGTACTTCCACGCCGCGTTCTGCATTGCGGACTTCGGAAATTGCTTCGTCAAATGTCTTATCCAATTTATCACCCCTTTGCGGATGCATAGCCCTTCAGCGAGCGGCTCAGGTCATAGGCGTCACTGGCTTTTCGTGCGCTCAGGGCCTGCAAGTCGCTGACGCTGGAGAAATCAATGCCCAGCGTGAATTCTTTTTTGTCCGGCGCGTCCAAAGGTTCCACAAGCTTAGAGCACAAAAGCCAGGTGTTCACCCCGTGCGGGTTGGAGTAGATGTGTGTCATCTTGCCAAAGCCAAGGCGGGCGATATCCACACCGGCATCCTTGAGGTCCACAGCCTTTACCGTGATTCCGTCAAGGTAACGCAAGTTTTTGGACAGCTCCGCGTTTGCGGCATCCAGAAGCGACTGCGTTGTGTTTTCGGTTCCGTCCTGCACAATGACCCGCGCGATGATGCCAAACAGCTTTTGCGCGGTGGCGTCGTTAGCGGTTGCCGTGATGGTGTTGGTTTTCTCCCACAAAAACCAGCCGGATTTCTTTTTTCCGACGGCAATGACGCGGGTGACAATATCCTCTGCTTTGACGTAGCTGCTCAGGTCGAGCAGGTTTGTGCCGAATGCGATGGGCTGCCCATTTTTCTCCTGCACTTCCTGGACGTAGTCCAGATACCGGGCCCCGTTTTCGTGCCGGACGATCAGATAACCGCCGTATACATCCACAAGCTCATTTTGGATGACATCCCATGTAACGCCAAAATTTCGTCCATCGCCAAAGGTGTACCGTGGCGCAGAATCGTAACGGACAACGGAAGAATCCGGCAAAGCTGCACCGTTGAACAAGACGGCATAGCCGTCTCCCTTCTTTTCGATTTTCCAATTTTTCGAGACCGTGTCTTTGAGATCGTATTCCGTCTCAGGCGGAAGGGATTTTGAGTGCGTGGCGCATGTGATATCCGGCGTAACCGTTCTTTGCGTAGCTTCGTGCGTCTGGCCATCTCCGTCCAAGGGCAGGGCCACATTTACGCTCACGGAAAACAGGCCGTTTCCTGTGCGCCAGATATACCCGTTTATGGAAGAATCTGCATGCTTTTCATTCAGCGTCCAGCTGTACGCGGATGGATCCGGGGCCGTGTCATCATCCGAGTAGCCGACTTCATATTGGCTTACAAGCTGTACGCCGGACGAGGTATAAAGTCCATATTCATACCTGTAATCGCCGTCACTATCCGGAGTACCCGCCATGTATTCCAGTTTCATCACGCAGTTATGCAGCTCTGGCACCACCACGCTGGTGCTCGGAAAGCCAACATTTCCGCAGACAAACGACTTGTATGCGTCCACCATGCCGGTGTGGTTTTCCAGCAGAAACGAAAGAAATTGCTTGATCGTCACGTCTTTGGCTGTATATGGCGCAACAGAGCTGTCGTTGAGGTAGGCCAGCTCTCCCTCGCAAAAGACTTTTTGACGCAGCATAAAATCCTGCTCATGGCTCATGGGCCTGCCCTCCCAGATGCGCACACCGTCTTGTTCTACGGACACGGTCGTGCGCATTTTTTGCAAAGCTGAGTGAGCCACATTGCCAAGCGGCAGGGTGAATTCCAAGCTACCGGCCTTGCTCACCTCCCGTGTCAGAGTTGGACTGATGATCTTTTTTGTGTCCGTGTAGTCCGTTGGGTCGTAAATGCAGGTCTTTGTCTTCCACACGTCAACGCCGGTCTGGACGCCCGCATAAACTTTATAGCTCATAAGCTGCCCCCCAGATATCGGATGCTAATGCTGCAATCCGCAGACGCCGCAAAGATGAGAGTACCTACAACGCCATCCGGCATATGCAAGCCCTCAATGTACTGCCACTCTGTAGACTTTGCAAGGATGCCAACCTCAAGGCCATTGAGAGACACCGCAATGTCCGCAGCGTCCTCGCTGCGCTTGAAGTAGATGCCAGCCGCTCTTGGTGCACCGGTAACGGTTACGGTGATGTCCTCGTTGGCTTTGAGCTGGATATCCGTATAATCGCGGATGATCGCCGTATCAAATACAAGGTCATCCCACAGCCAGTCATCAGAGCCGTCGTATACACTGCGTTTGAAGGGGTCGCAAGTGCCTGTAATCGTAAACACACAGTATAATGCGTCCTTGCTGACGGACACCTCCCACAGGCCCTCCCAGTAAAAACTGGGGTCATTGTCGAATTTACACTGGAGCCATTTCCCGTGGATGGCGTTTGCGATAGTGCTGTAGAGGTTCTCCCACTGCTTTTTCGGTGCAGTGCACTTGAGTTCCATGGTAATGGTGCGCTTTTTGTAGTGTGGCCTGCCGTCCAAAGAACTGGTCAGGTTGAGCAGGGTATCAGACCCCGGCACCTGCACAAGGTAGTCATCCACCTCAGCAGGGCCGATTTTTGGGCTTCCGACCTTGAGATACAGCCCCCAGTCTTTCAGGGTGTGGAAGTTGCCAATTTGTGCGCCCAAAAGTTTGCCCATTACACACCCCTCGCTTTCCTCGTCACGGTCACACCGATGCGCGCGTCAACATTTTGTGCCATTCTGGGCGAAATGACGCCCACCAGCTCGCCAGAATCCATGACCACCTGACCGGTGCCAATGGCAGGCAGATGCTCGTCCAGAAGCTCCTCGATGCGCTCCAGAATGCTGGTCTGCTTGTCTGCGTGGCTGCTCTGTCCAATCACGCGGTACTGCATCGCAGACCGCGTAGAAAACTCGTTCAGGCTGTCGTACACGCCCACATCGTCAAACGGGCTCTTGTAATTATTGACCGGGTCTTTGCTCTTTTTGTTTTTGGCCCACAGCGCAAGCCCGATGCCGCCAGCTGCAGCGCCCGCAGCGCCAACGCCGAGAATGACGCCAAGGACTGGGTTTGCAGAGATGAACGACACCACAGTGCCAAGCGCGGACGTGATGCCGCCAGCCATGCCAGAAAAACCCTGCACAATGCTGCCAAGTGCGCCGCCAACGCCGCCAGAGCTCGCAAGCCCGCTCACGACCTTAGAGAAGGAATCAACTGCCGTCGTGGCATTGTTTACGCCCGGCACAATGCCGTCTTTAAACAGGCTTTCTACGGCGGTAAATGCGCTTTTCAGACCACCGCCATAGTAAGATTCGTTCACGGCGGCAAGGGCGTTGTCAAACCACTTGGAAATCACTTCGCGCTGACCCTGCGACACCTCGCCCCAGATCAGCTTGGTAACATCGAGTGCAAGACTTGACCAGTCTTTGTTCTTGGCGTCACTTATGGTGCTTTTCAGCAGCCCGAAGATTCCTTTGTCGGATTCTCCGGAAGCGTCGCTGAGGTACTGGTCAATGCGGTTCTGGATGCCCTTGACGCTGTTGTCAATGGCGGTAGCCGTCTCGGTGACCTTGTCCTGTATGCCGTCCACATAGGTTACGACCTTCTCGTAGGTCTCAGCTGCACCATTTACAATACGTTCGCCGGTTTCGGTCACAGTCTTTGTGACGTGCTCGCTGCCGTCGGCGTACTTCTCCACCGCCTGCTGCACCTTTGTGGTGATGCCGTTAAAGGTGGTTTCCGAGACGTTGGTAAAGGTGCCCAACAGCGTTTTTGACATGTCGTCATAGGTCTTTGTGACCTTTGTGACCGTGCCGTTGACTTTGGTTTCGACCTGCTTAAAGGTCGTGGCAACACCGTTCACCATCTCCTTGCCGGTCGTGGTGGTGGTCTCGGTGATGCGGTCTTTGATTTTGCCCGCGCTGTCCTTGACCTTTTCGGTAAGGGTCTGGATGCTGGTGGTCACAGTGCCCAGCGCATTCTGCGCGGTGGTCGTGGCAGTGCTGGAGATGGACGAAATGACCGTTTCGGTGGTGGATTTTTTACCTGTGGATTTTTTCTTTTCGGTGCCGGTTGGGGTTGTGGTGATGCTGCTTCCGCCGTTTCCGGCTGCTGCAGCAAGTTCCGCCTGACGCTCAGACCAGCTCTTGTTACTGATTCCGATACCTTTTAGCGCGTTTTGCCGCAACCTGTTACGGTTGCTCTGCCGGTTATTTGCATCCGCGTACTCTTCGTAAGTATCGAAGTCTGCTGTGGCGGCTTTTCCCAGAAAGCGATTGAGCTTATAGCTCAGCTTGTCCAGCCAGGTGGAGGCACTGGAAGCAAAGCCCTCAAACCAGGATTTGACGGACGAAATTGGGCCGCTCAGACCAGTAATCGCCCCAGCCAGGCCAAGCCACCCGTCGGTTTTGTAGGCTTCCTGTGCTGCGACGAGCATGTCGTTCAGATTGCCGATTACAACGCCGACGCCACTGGATAAATCGCCGGTCAGCAATCCCGCCAGCTGCTTTACATTGTCCTGCAGGGTAGACATGCGCCCATTCATGGTCTGGCTCTGTGTCTCCATAGCACCGTAGTAGCGCCCGCCCTCTTCGCTGGCTGCGATAAGAGCCTGAGACAGCAGGTCATAACTGATGGTCATGTTCTGGACTTCCTGCACCGATTTACCGGTATAGTCGGCCAGAACTTGATAGATGTTGATGCCTGCATAGGCAAACTGCTTGATGTCAATGCTTGCAGCATTTCCAACGTTGGCGATCTGCTGCAGGTTCTGCGCCATGCGGGACAGTTCCGCATTGCCGCCGCCTGCCGCATTGACCGCGTTGCCAAGTGCCAGAATGACCTTTTCGGAATACCCGGCGTTTTCGCCCGCGCTGATAAGCAGCTGATTTGCCTGCGTCAGAGCTTCGACGTTGAACGGGGTGCGGGCGGCGTCCTCCTGAATCTTTGCCATAGCTTGTTGTGCAGCTTCTGCGCTGCCAAGCATATTGGTAAACCCAACAGTGTAACTCTCGATCTGGGCGTTGTAGTCGATGCCAGACTGAATGAAACTTTTCGCAGCGGCAAGAGCGGCAGAGCTGAGTTTTGAGAAAAGGCCCGCCATGATCGTGCCTTGTGCAATAGCACCGGCCAGAGACTTGCTGGACCCCGATGTGGCGTCCCCAAAGCTGTTCATGTACCCTTCCGCAGTTTTCAGTCCCTGTGCCGTGGTATTGAGTTGGGCCTGAGCTTCTTTCAGCTTCTGGGCAAATTCCTTAGTTTTTTCGGAGGTTTCCCCGGTCTCTTTCCGTGATTTCTGATAGGCTGCCGTAAGGTGAATAACCTCACTGTACAGCCGGTTATAATCCTTCATCATGGTGGAGACAGCGGACTTAGTCTGAGACTTTGCCTCTTCCACGCCCTGCCGGTAGGCGCTGTCGTCCAGCCCGAGGGTGGCGCTCAATTCAAAAAGTTTCAGGTTGTTTCACCTCCTCTCAGGCCGTTCAGAATGCGGGTCTTGATTTCTTCCGGGGATTGCTGCGGTTTCGGCCTGCTGGCCACAAGGCTCTCTACACTGTCATACCAACGCTCTTGCTCACCAGCCAGAACGGCCAGTGCGTCGGTCATATATGCCCGGTAGCTGAGTGCGATTTGCTCCTGCCGCAGAGCTGTAATGCAGTGCTGCGCAATGTACGGCTTGCCGATCAGCCGCAGCATATCCAGCCGAATGGTGGAGGTTAAGCGCCGATATCCGTCTGCGCCAACCTCACCAACGAGGACAAAAAATCCAGCACATCCTTATCCTCCACGGTGGCGGTGATGACGCGCAGGGTCTTGAACGGGGTCATGGTCTCGGGGTTGCCATCCTCGTCCACGTCCGGCTCATACAGCAGCGGCAGCAGCTTTGCAGTGCCCTCTGCGTTGTCGAAAAGCAGGCTCTTTGCCATGGCCTTGATGTTCTTCTTGGCCTGCTCATCCTTTTTCTGCGCCAGCTCTTCCGGGGTTTCCTTGCCGGTCAGCATGGGAAGCACCTTGCGCAGCTCGTTGACTTTGGATTTCTGCAGAAGGTCAGACACAGCGTCGGCGATCAGCCAGCAGCGGCGCAGAAACTCGGTTTCGTCCATCTGGTTCAGGGTTTTCATGGGTCGTCCTCCTTATTACGCTGCCGCCTTGGGGCTGTAGTAAAACTCCATTGGCACCACATCGCTGCCCAGTCGGGGGCAGCCGGTGAGGGTGACGGAGATGTTGCCCTTGCCCTTGTCGGTGGTCTTGAGGGTCAAACCGCCGGTGGACAGTGCGTTCATCAGACGTACAGCCACATAGCCACCGTCAATGGTGTCGCCGACCCACCAGATGTCCTTAAAGTCGCCGGTGCTTTCCGTCGGATCCAGCGTCATGCGGGGCGTGACCTTCTTTTCTGCCACATCGGCTGCACCAAGTGCCAGCTTGATAACGTCCGTTGTGGCATTCAGGGCCGTAAAGGCCAGCGTGCAGTCGTAGTCCTCGATCTGCATCAGCTCTGCGGTGTTCTTCTGGGCGTTGTCCACGTTCTCGCCCAGATCCGTGAAGTTTGCCTTGCAGGTCGCAGTGATGCCGCCGGTGGTGGCAGTGATGATGTCTGCATCCTGGATCTCGGTCGTGCCGGACGGGTCAAACTTGTTGACCACAATTCCGGCATTGAACTGCATGGACTTGAACGCTTCCTGCGAAATTTTGGAAAATTTTCTTGCCATATTGCTCCTTACTCGCAAAATTGCGTGATTTCAAAATTGAGATATTCGCACAGATACCCTTCAGGCGGATTGTCGAGGGGCTGTGCCCACGGGGTGCCTTTTTGCAAAAGAATAGCGCCTCCCTTGCAGGAAAGCGTTATGCTGTCCTCGAGGGCTGCGCTGATCGTATCTTCGGTTTGCAGAATGGGGGCTCTGCCGCCCTTGCTTGGGTACCACAGCCGGGCGTGGAAGGATGCCGTCTCGTTCCACCCGCCGGGGATGGTGGGCTTATAGGTCAGATAGGGCAGTGAAGCGGCAGGAGGAATGTTATCTTCCAGATAGCCCGGGATGCCAAAGTCGTTGAAAAACGTGTTCAGCGCCCGGTTGATGCTCTCAGACGGGCCCATCACGGCAGCACCGCCTTTTTGCACTTGACGGCCCTCAGTCCCATGCCGGATTCCGGCGGGGCTTTGCCCTCATCTGCCGTGCTGGTGATCTGGAAGGTCTGCCCATCACTTACCCGTTTGATGTAGTCCGGGAACGCCAGCGGCACACCGGTGTTGACCAGCAGGGTATAAGTGGACGCTGTAGCCGCCTGCTCTGCAACCTGTGCCTCCACGGTGGTGTCGTGGCGCTCTACGGCCTCAAATTCCGGCCCGTCCGTCCAGCCGGAAACGAAGCCCCCCACGCCGTCCGGCTCATAGCTGCGGGTCTGAAAGCGGTATTTTTGGGTAAAGCCCTGCATCACGGTGGATGCAGTGAACGGATTGACCATGTCACATCTTCCTCCACTGATTGATCTCGGATTTATAGCGGGTCTTGCCGTCAGCGGGCAGCCCGTCCGTGCCTGTAGCCAGCGTGCCGGACCACCCGGCAAAGGACTGGGACACATACACGCCACCGGCCGTGAGCGCCTTGTCGTATGCGTCGATTTTTTCAGCCAGCGCCACAAAATCAGGCGGCACACGCATGGGCTGCACTGTGCCGGTGAAGGTCTCGGCGGTGAGGTCTCCGTCCCCGGCCTTGTGCGCGCCGTCATTGAAGATGGATCCGCACACGAGGAAATACTGCCCCGGCACCACCCCGGCGGGCACGGTATCCGGCTCAAAGGCGAACTCCCCAGCAATGGGGTCGTCCGCACGGTCAAAGAAATTGTGCGTGTAGACGCACAGCTCCGGTACAGTCATGGGGCGTCCTCCTTACAAAGGGGCGATTACTCGCCCGGGGTAATGGTCTCGACAGCGATACCGTCCAGATACTCAGCAAACAGGGTCACGCCCATAATGGCGTAGCTCTCGGAGGTTGCGGTGCTGTAGTTTGCCTGAGTGTGGAAGCCGATGAGGTTGCTTGCCTCGCCTGCGGTCCGGTAGACCAGACCTGCGCGGGCAAACTCGCTATCCGCAGGATCCACATAGTACATGACGATGTTGTCTACCGGGGTGGCAATAACCTTTCCCTTCGCGATCTCACTGTCGGACAGCAGGAAGATGGTGTTGTAGCCCATGAAGTCCTTGATGTACTGGAAGCCGAACTGGTTCTGCACGGTGATATTGGCATTGCCCAGATAGTCGTACACGTCCATCACGTTGACAAAGCCAACAACGCCGGTCACGGTGCGATGCATGGTCTTGAACTTGTTCTCGACCGCGCCCTTGGCATGTGCCAGCGCCATCTGGAAGGTCTTGGGAGTGCCCTTCAGGGTGCCAGTGTTCAGGAACTTGTAGAACTTATCCGTTACCAGAGCGGTCAGGTCGTACAGGAACTCATCATCGGTCTTCTGCACGGCGACATCGTAGCCGTAATTCTGGATTGCCTCAAGGGTGACAGACTTGCCGTACTTGTCGATGGTGATCTTACCGTACTCCTTCTCCTTGACGGTGTACTTGCTGAACGGGATCTCTTCGCCCTCGCCCACGGTGCCGCTCTGCAGGGTGCCCTGTGCATACTTGCTCTTGAGCACGGTGCCAGGCTGCATCCGGATGGGGCGCATGATGCCCAGAATGGTGCGCAGATGGTCCCAGTTGCGCTGGAAACGGGTCACAAAGTCGATTTCACGCGCGGCTACGGTGATATCGGTGGTCATGGTGATACCTTCTTTTGCTGCCATATGTTATTCCTTTCCGCCGCCTGTAAACAGGTCGGCATTTGCAGCAATCGCGGCCTGACGTTCGCCAGCGTCCTTGATTGCAAAAATTTGGTCTTTGGTCATTTTGGAGCCGGTGTTGGTGGGCGGAGTGTCCACCTTCGCGCCGGTGGTGGTCGTAGTGCCTACGAAGTCGCTCCAATCGGCTTTCAGGCTGTCGGCGTGCTTCTTGGCATCCTTGACCTCGCCCTTATCGTCCAGCTCCAGCTTGTCGATATCCTCGCCAGACAGCCGCACGACCCGATCAGCATACTTGTCCAGCACACCGGCGGACTTCAGCAGCTCCCGGAACTTGGCTTCCTTGGCTGCGTGGGTGTCTTTCTGGGTCTGCTGGGCCTTGTAGTCGGTCAGCGCCTTTTCAGCGGCTTCCTTGCCGCCGTTGGCTGCATCGCGGTCCTTCTCGGCCTGTGTGCGGGCTGTTTTTTCTGCATCCAGCTGGTCTTTGAGTTCGTCCGTCTCCTTGTGCAGGGCGTCCAAAATGGCCTTGGCCTTGTCATCGTTGGAGGTTTCGGGGTTCTCCAGAATCGTGCGGATGTCAGCTCTTTTGAGTGCCATGTGATAGTCCTTTCTGCCCTTGCTCGGGCTGCCATGCTTGGCAATAAGGTTTATTTGCCGGACGTGCTGCCGGTGTGGTGCCGCTTGTGGGGCTTGAACCCACGGCCCCCGGATTAAAAGTCCGGTGCTCTGCCAGACTGAGCTAAAACGGCATAAAAAAGCGGCTGACGCTGTGCGCCAACCGCTGAGTATTTAGTTTTTGCGTGCAACTTTGGTGATACATTCGACCGCCCAAAACTTCGCTTCCTGTAATTTTGTCATGCACAGACTTTTTTCTCGGCTTTCAGGAAGTGCGTCAAGCTGCGTTGCAAGCTCAAGGAAAAGGTCTTCTGCCTCGCAGTGCGCAGTTTTCACATCATCGGGCAGGAACTTTTCTTTTGGTGTTTTGAACATTTTCTCCAAATTCATGAATTACGCCTCCTTGTTTCCTTCTTCCACTGCGATCTCTCGCAGCTCTTCGATGTGCTCCTCCACCGCCGGGCGCAGGAACGGGCGTGGAGCCATACCACGGGTAAAGTGCCATTTGCCGTTGAAGTCTTTCCAGACCCACGGCGTTTTGCGTCCGTTGCCCTTCTCGGCAAAGATGCCCGTGCCAAGCTCAACATAGACGCTGTAAAAGAGATTTGACCCGATGGTCACGGTCTTTTTTGCAAGGTCTACGGCGTAGGTCAGGCTTTGCTTGAGCGCACCGCCCACGTAGCCCTCAATGCCCGTGCTGTCTGCCGTGCCGGTGGGTACAAGCAGCTGGGCGTAGTCCTGCACCTTCATGCCCCAGATGGTCAGCACCCGCTCTGCCCATGAGTCCAGAGCTTCATGCAGCTGCGGGGTGTTGTCGGTGAATTTGATGTCGTAGTTGAAGTTCATGGTTCATCCCTCCAATCCTTACTTTTTCTTGAGCTTACAGCTTGTTTTCTTCCGCAAACTTTTCCAGTTCTTCAAGCGCCGTTTCGTAAGAATCCAGTACGTCATAATCTTTAAGAGCCGTACTTTTTGCTTTTTCTACCTTTTCTTTCCATCTTCGTATTAACGGCTCCACATCGCAAACCAACGCTGTGGGTTCTTCTTTTTTACATATGATAGAAAACAGCTCGGAAATTCCGCTGTTCCAGTTTTCCATTGCTTCTTTTGCTTCCATTATTTTCCGTTCTCCTTTCTCCGTTTTCTCTCTTCCGCCCACCACATTTGCTCTTTTTCTTTGCCGCCCTTGGATTTATACCACTCGGTATAGGTCATAACCGGCACGGCTTTCTTTACTGCCACTTTTATGGGCTTGCCTTTGTCGTCCACCATACCCGTGTCTTCGTATGTGACGATATTTTCCCGCCGGGCGGCGTTCTGCCTGGGGTACTTTCCCAGCGCAGAGGACAACACACAGCGGCAGTGGTAGACCATCTCCGGCGCTGCGTTGGGGTCTCCGGGGCGCTGAATCTCGTAGCCCTGCACCTTGAACGGCTCGTCAAGGTCGGCGGTCTGCTGATCCAGCAGGCGGTGGGTCTCACGGGTACGGTAGTCGTGGGTGGAGTTCCACCGCTTTTTGACCTCGATGCCCAGAGCCTTGGCGTTGCGCATCTGCTGCAATGCCCCGGCGTTCTGAGCGCCTGTGAGCGCCGTGATGGCGTTATTCATGGCCCAGTGGATCTCTGTATCAGCCATGCCGTTGACGGCCTGCACGGCGATGTCGTGGACGCTCTTGCCCTGCACGATACCCTGCATGACGTAGCGGTTGAACACCCGGGCGTCATAGGTGCGGTTGCTCTTGCTCTTGATGCGCTTGTTTGGCACCAGCTTGGGGTTTTCCTTCAGCAGCAGCTTGACTGCTTCGGTATTGTACAGGGTCAGCCCGAACGTCACGCCTGCGGCCTGTTCCAGCTCGTAGAAAGCCAAGTTTGCGCCAAAGGAAAAGATGTTGTATTGCTCGTCCCGGGCCAGCTTGTAGGCCGTCTGCTGGGCCGTAGTGCAGGTCTGGGTGATACCGTCCAGCTTCTGGCGCATCAAATCGGACTGAAAGACCTGATTTTGCAGCCAGATGCGGTAATCCTCTTCAGTGATCTCTCCTGCGTCCAGCTGCGCCCGTTTGCGCTCGTCCAGTGCTTTGTACTTGGCCAGAAACTCGGTGAGCTGCTTTTGCATCTCCCGGCGGGCGGTGCCGTACACCCGGAGGATGCGGCGGCGCAGGCGGTTCAGTTGACGGGTAGAGATGCGGTCACGGTCGGTCATAAGCCAATCGCCCGCGCAACGGCCAGAAAGCACCCAGCCACAATGGCAAAATCAGCGACAAAAAGCATCACATCGATCAATCTTCCCAGAGGATCATAAATTTTGCTGTTTTTTTTCATCGGTGTCTTCCTCCTCGTCCACGGTCTCCCGCTCTACGCTCTCAGCCATCAGCGCGGCTTTAGCCTGCTCCTTTTGTTCCGGGGTCAGGTTGGGCAGCAGGTCAATGGCCATGTCCTGCCCAATGATGGCGGCCTCGGAAATCACCATGCTGACCTGCTCAGCCGTGTTGGTAATCTTGCTACGGTTGAATGTCGGCATAGCGTTGTCAAAGCCAGCCAGTGCGCAGATCTGCCGGATGAACGGCTTTACCTGCGCCTCGAAGTCGTCCGCGTTTTGGCTCAGCGGCTCATAGGCTGCATCCAGATGGTCGTTGGTGCTGTTCGCGCTGACGCAGTGCACGTCCAGACCGCCGAAGTCCTCATACACCCGGGTGTGGAGCAGCTCCAAAAGAGCCTGCCGGGCCGTCACAGGGATCTCGGTGGTGTAGGGGGTGATCTTTCCGCCCTCGCTGGTGTCTGCGCCTGCAATGTGGTACAAATTCAGCTTGACAAGGAACTCCTGCAACTCGTCATCGGTCATGCCGTTGAAATTCTCGCACAGCCAGTAGATTTGCGAAAAGTCCTGCAGGTCGTTGCAGAAGCCGGACATCACCAAATCGGTGTTGTCAATGTAGGCTTTCAGTCCCACAAGGGTACTCTGGTGCAGGTCTGAGCCCCACAGCGGCACAATGGGAAGAGCGCTGTAGTTTTCGCCCTCTATGCTTTCCAGCCCGCCGCCGGGTGTGGTGACGGTCACGCTCTTGTATGCCTGCTTCTGGACTGTCTCCTGCATGATGCTGCCAATTTTGCTTTCCGTGTACTCGGTAAAGCCGTCCAGCTCGTACAGGATATAGTGCATATCCGTGTCAGGATTCAGCCGCCAGAAGCGCACACCCGCCTGCAAAAGGCCTGTCTTTTCATCGTACAGGGGCGCAAACTCGGTCAGCTTGAAAACCACCAGATGGTCGTTATTCCAGAAGCCAAAGCTCTCGCCGTGGATCAGGGCAAAATATCCGGCTTTCTGGATCTGCTCATCAAAGTTCTGCCCCAGCCTTTCCTTGTCCACGCCATCGTCCGCAAAGACCACGCCGTTTCCGAGGGAGTAGGTCGCCCGCTGCTTGTTGAGCCGCCGGAAAAGATTGCTCTTGATCATATCGGGGTGCGGGGTGTCCTGCTTGGTGTTTTTGGACAGGCGTTGCAGCATCAAAGCGTAAGCCTGCGCGAAACGTTCAGCCCCCGGGTTTTTCTGGGCATCGTACAAGTCGGCGTCCAGCGCCATCTTGTACGGTCCGGAAGCGCAGTGCTGCTGCACGAACCGTCGGATGAAATCTGGCTGTTCCCCGGCGGCTTGCGCCTGCTGGAAGGTCTGGAATGTGTATACAGTGCTCAAAATCAATCCCTCAGTTTCACAAGGCGCTTTGTGCGCACGAAATAGCGGATAGCGTCCATGCAGTGGTCGTTGACCTTCAGCACGGTGTCGTCTTTATCTGGATCCCAAGCGTACACGCCGAACTCCTCCAGCGTGTGCTTGCAGTCTTTGTAGATCTTCAGCCGCCCGGTCTGCAGCATGGTCTGCACGTCCAAGATACCGCTCATCACGTCGTTGTTTGCCGGGGTCTGGGTAAAGCCGTTCTTTCGCAGCTCTGTGATCAGGGGCAGGGCCGAGGGGTCAACGATGATCCTTTCCGGCTTGAGACCATCCAGCCACGCCTTGAGGTCTGTGACGTACTCGCCCACGGTCTTTTGCCGCTTCTGTTCGCGGCCGCTGTAGTAGTACTCCCGGGTGACGATCCAGCAGTCTGCATCTGCCTGCTTCTGGAACAGCAAAAAAACCGTTGCGTTCTGGGTTCCGAAGTCGCACGCCACATAAGCGCTCTTTGGAGACAGCTCCGGAAGCACATCAATGACGTGCTTCTTGCGGTCGAACATGTCATATACAAGGCCCTCGGCCACCGTCCACAGGCCCAGAATGTAGCGCTGATAGAAAACGCCGCTGTACTGGCTGCGGTATCTGGCCTTGATGTCCTCGGAAAGCGACAGGTTGTCGTCCATCGTAAAGTGGAGATACATCATCCTGCGGGAACGGCATTTTCGCACCCATTCGAGATAAAACCAATGCTGCGGGCTGCCCGGGTTGCAGTTGAACCAGAATTTTGACCCGGTGACAGAGCATCGGGCCGTGGCCTGGTTGACGAAGCTCTGCGGCATCAGGGCCACCTCGTCAAAGAATGCCCCGGCAAGGGTGATGCCCTGGATCAGGTCCTGGCTGCTCTCGTCCTTGCCTCCGAAAAAATAAAACTCGTTGGTTCTGCCGCCCTTGCTGACGGTCATGCAGTTTTCTGCCCGGTGCTCCTTGACGTTGTAGCCACGGGCCGCAAGCTGCTGCTTGAGTGTGCCCAGCACGTTGCGCCGGAAGCTGGCAATGGTCTTGCCGCACATGGCAAACTGCTGGCCGCTGTAGCAGGTCATAGCCCACTGGACGAAAGAAAAGCTCATGGCAAAGGTCTTGCCCGAGCGGATAGCGCCATCGGCAATGATGCCGTTGTAACCGCTGTATGCGCTCTGCGGTGTCCACCAGCAAAGAACCATCTTTTGCCGCTGGCTGAGGGCTTTCCAGCGAAAACCGTTACTTTTCCGCATGGTCGTCCTCTTCCTCTGGCAGCATCTCCACGTCGTCCGGCGGGCTGATATCTGCGGCAGCGCTCAGAGCCTCAAGCAGGCCATCGTCCGGGGTTTCTATGCCGCTCTGGTCTCCCAGCATAGCAAACTTGTCCACGATGGTGCCGAACGCCGTAGACAGCTGCGGCAGCGTCGCTTCTGCGATCTTGTCCGTGTCTGCCATCGCCTGAAGGTACAGCCCGAGAAGATTTTGTGCTTCCCCGCGCTTGCTCTCTAGGTATGAAAGCATATCCTGCGAATTTTCCCGCTTTTTTTGTGCACACAAACGCGCACTCTCCGGATCTTCCTTCACGACTTTCTTAACCGTCGCGTCTGAAACATCGTTCAACTTTGCAGCGGCGCGGTAGCTTTGGAGTTGCACATAGTCAGCAACGATCTTCTTTTTTTGCTTATCTGTCAGCCGCCTTGCGCCCACCGCCACCACCTCTCTAAACTCATGCAAAAGAAAAACCGCCCGGAAATCCGAACGGTCAAAATATCGAATGTGCCGCCAGCTGGATTTGAACCAGCACCCACGGAACAGATGTGCGCAGTGGTTGGCTGTGCAGTGATGTTCCCGTGGTGTCACCAACGTTGTCCCGCCTTAAATGGGCGGCGCTCTACCAATTGAGCTATGACGGCATATAAGCAGCGCCCGTGCATTCAGTGTGTTGGACATGCGTCAAACGGTGGGCACTGCTGCATCCGGAACTTTCGCGGCCGGATGCCCCGCTATTGCGCGGCCCCCTCATAGGGCACGCAAGCACTCCCGGCAGGGATCGAACCTGCAACATGCGGTTTTGGAGACCGCTGCTCTACCACTTGAGCTACCGGAGTATAAAAGCCGCCCTTGGAATCGAACCAGCCGTGTCTACACACACGCGCCGCGCTCCATACTGCGCTCAGGCGGCCATATAAAAACAGCTCCGGTTCGCCGCCGGGGCTGTTGGCTGGCGCACATCCTGTCAGGAAAGCTACACCTTGGCAAGGATTCTAAGGCCTTTTCTCGGCACGGGAGGTTGCACGTGCGGCCTTGCGGGTTGTCTAGTCCATGCGCCATACGGTGCGATACGGCGGAATCGAACCGCCTCCTGTCTCTCATGAGCGGCAGGCTGCCTTTGTGTCAGTGTATCGCATAGAAGCAGCCCGCGAAACGTGAAGAGAGAGCAAAGCCCAGTACCTGCAAGCAGAAAAGGAGGAAAATGCCAAGAAGGAACACATTTCGGAGGCTGCATGCATCGGTTTGCCTTTTGGCTTTTCCGATGATACAATTTTACACCATGCGATAGTGAAACCGCAATGTAATGACAGTGCAATGTTTTTAAAGGCTCAGCTCCTCCATTGCTTTGCGCCGCAAGACATAGACCATGCGCAGAGAGTAATTCATATCTTTTGCGACCCTGTCCCACGTGAGACAATCGAGATAGTACTTGTACAGCACCGTGTATGCTTTCTCGTTCTGGATCTGAGCGAGCGCGTTTCTGATCTCGAGGAACAGCCTGTCGCAGACCGCTCTTTGCTCATAAGCGCGGCGCTCCGCTTCCTCCTCACGTTCCACCGCCCGGGCAAGGTTCTGACCATCTTTGCTGCCGCCGGGGGCTGCGCTGAGGCTTTGGGTGATGTGCCGGGTGGCCTCCTGTGCTTCGGCCAGACGGTCAGACAGCAAGTAGTATCTCTTCTCTGCTTCGCGGTAGCGGTTCAGCCACGCCTTAACGGTGCGGCAATCGGTTCCATCCGGCTTCGGCATGTCGGTGTCAGGTGTCCATGTGCGTGCCATTGTTTTCCTCCTTGCTAGCGAAAATCTCAAAAGTGACTTTTAGCTTTTTGTTTCCGATAACGCCCCACACCTTTTCGAGCTTTGTCTTGTCGTCACGTTTCATTTCCGTGATGAAATGCCCCATGACCGCTTTGACTGCTTCGCTTGTCACCTCTGACTTGTTACGCCATGCCTGCAAACCATCCTTGCGGGGTGGGGCATAAGTCCCAGCGTAGATATTTCCAAACAGTCCACACCCAACATGATATTCAGCCATTTTCGTCCTCCATTCTTTCAATCTCAATTTCAACCCTTGGGTTCTTCCGGTCAAGCTCCACCCGGCTTCCATCGTGGGCGGCGACGATTTTGCTGTTGTCGTCCTCCAGCACGTGGGCTTTTACCAGAATGTCTGTGGTCGCCTCGATGAGGTTTGCCAGATCGACCCGGCGGGCGGTCTTCATGTAGTACACGCACCTCACGTTCACGCGGGCAGAGATGGGGCTGTTCGGCCTTTTGATTTGCCGCAGGCAGTCCGTCTCATAATCCACATAAACCTTGCTGGGAGCCACGAATGGGGTCCCGGAGCGTGTGCGGAGAATGCGTGCGGAATTTTTCTTGGTGCGTGGGTCGCCGTAGAGGGTCAGCTTCATCTGCCTTCCTCCACATAGTACCAGCTTTGGGGCGGGCGTTCGATTCCGAATGCTTCTCCCCGGCAAATTAGCTTTTCCGCGTCCCATCTGCGGCAGGTGCAACAGTCTCCGCGATGCGTACAGGGTTGTATCGCCCAGAAATCTTTAAGCTTTACTGGCTTATCATAAATTTTCAGGTCAGAAATGTGCCAGCCGTATCCGTCACCGCCCTTGAGATACTTTTTAGCCTGCGCTTCGGTCAAGCAAGCCGCTTGAAGCAGTGCATCTGCCGGTTTATACCACCCGTCCAATGTCAAAATGTTTATGTCCATCATCGTTCCGATGTGGACGAGCTTGTCGATTTTGTCACAGGTGAACTGGCCAATTACTCTGCCGTCCATTTTCTGCACGCCCGCCTTGGGCAATTTCATGACCAAGCCATCGTGACCGGTGCAGTAGATGTACGCCTTGAACGGTGTTTCCAGTGTCGGGCGAGTCTTGCGCACCTCCACGGTTTTCATCCCGCTCCAAATCAGCTTGCACCAGTTGGGCCGAATGCTCAAAAGGACTGCTTTCATAGTTTCCCTCCAATCAGGTCGTCACGGTTTTCATTTTTACCCCCACTGTTTAGCCATTGCTTTTGCAATGCCTGGAAAAGTTTTGCTACGTTCTTTTGAGTGGCCGCGTCCCATCCAATGATTCTTTTCTCGCAATTTTGGTGGCAACGTCGTCATGTAGTCGTACACGTTGTCAGTTTCCTCAAGGATAGGAAGATTTTTAATCCACAGGCAAGTTTTCTTTTGCTCCGGGTGTCCAAACTGCCAAGGATTGATAATCTGATCCGGCTTTCGGTATAGCGTAGACATCACGCACACAGGATTTTCAACCGCTATATGCGGGACATCCGCTTCAATAAATTTCATAAAGAATGCAGCAGCTTCATAGCGTAAGCTGAGTGGTTTTTTCCCCTCCGTGAACCACCGCGCACCAGAAACAGCTAGGTGTGTGCAAGGCGGGTGTGCAATGAGCAAGTCCCACTTGCCAACGTCATGCGTTACGCCGTCCATCGTCACGACTTGCCCCCCCTCCAGAGCCTTGAGCGCATCTCCGAGAATATGCCATTCAGGATGCCCGCCGGACGGCTCCTGAATGTCGCAGGAGTAGGCTTCGTGACCCTTGGCGCGGAACGCCTTGCACACTTCCTGCGATTCCTCGCAGGCAATCAGCACTTTCACCGTTTTCTTCCTCCCATCCATCCTTCTTTGTTGAAATCGTTACGGCTGATCCGCTCCGCCGCGTGGTTACCGTTGGTGTAGATGCGCTGCGCTTTCAGCTGACGCTTGTACTCGGCGTACTTCGGGCAGCTGTCGTGACAGATCGGGTGCCGGTCGGGGCAGTCTTTGCAGGGCTCAAGTTTTACCATCGGTCTGCACCTCCTGATTTTCTTTTCCGAGCTCCTTCCTTGTCGGCTCGCTCGCCCGCAGCCTTGCCGCTTCACGGGGGGCAGTGGTGATATCGGCCTGCGCCTGCTTCAAAAACTCAGCACGGCGGTATGTAAGGTCTGGCATTTCAGCCAGCTCTGCCAGTCCTCCCACGCTTCCGGCATAGGATTTTGCCGCTGGGGGGAGCTGGTCATACAGGGCTTGCAGCTCTTTCTGTCCGTCACTACGAAGCAGCCCGCCCTTTTCGTCAATGCCGGTCACCATCGGGAATTTGCGCCAGCTCAAAAATGTCTGTGCCTTGCGTGCCGCTACAGCCAGAGCGTCCCACTCGGCAGATGGGTCAAGACACTGGGAAAGCTGCTTGAAGATGTCGGCCACCGTTACCGGATAAACGCATACCCGGTTTGCCGCCAGAAAAGCCCGCTTGACAGTATCGCCGTCATAGTCGCCAAACTGGTACGTCCACACATCAATGGTGGTCTGCATCTCCTCGTCAGTCAGAGGCTTGGAACCCAGCTTGTACAACACAAAATTCATACGGATCAGCTTTGCCACGTCTTCCCGCGTCATGTCTCAAACCCTCTTTCTCTGTCCATCTTCGCCAGCACCCGGGCAAGCTGGTCGTCTACGGTTTCGGTTGGCTTTCGGTTATATCCAGATGCTTGGTCTCTGTCTCTGGATATCCAGCCCGATGCAGCAGCCTTCCACTTTTTCATTGGGTTCTTTCCTACGCGCCACCCGTTGGACTCGTAGTAAGTAAAAAATCTTTCAGCTTGAGCGTTCGTTCCGCCCTTTTCGGCAAAGTACGCCTTGACCTCTGCCATGTCCGGTGGGTGGAATCTGTCTGTTTTGTTCTCCGGCGTGGGTATCGGCGCGTTAGCGCCTTTCTTTATATCCCCGTTAGGGGATATTTCTTTATAAACAGATTCAGATTCAGACTCAGATACAGATAAGCTATTTTTGCTATTGGCAAAATGGCATTTGCTATTTTTGCTATTGGCAAAATGGCATTTGCTATTTTTGCTATTGGCATCAATAGCTTTGCTATCAGATTTCCATCGTTTTTCCGCTCCTTTTCTTCCAGCTTGCTGCCGCGCTTCGGATGTGCTGGAATACTTTTGTACGTTCATTTCGTCAAACGCTTTTACAGTTTTCCACATCATCCGCATGGAGCGGTCTGTAAAATCCGGTTCTGTTTCGTTCTCGACGTAAGCTGCATACGCACGGATAAACTGTCCAAACTCTTCATCTGTCAGTTCTTCCATCGTGTGAACGTGCTCCAAAAGCAAAATAAAGCTGGTTCGTCTTTTCTCCGGCATACTCCACCTCCTTTCTCGTTTTTACACGCCCGTAACGCCAGATAGCACAGCGCTTTGCCAGTTATCAGAACGGCAGGTCGCCGTCGTCGGTGATCTCGTCAAAGTCGTCCGGCTCGCCCTGCGCGTAACCGGCCTGCGGTGCGCTGTGAGAGGCGTTTGCCTGCTGTGCATAACTTTGCGTCTGCTGCTCAAAACTCCGTGCAGCGGACTTCCCCGCCGCCTTTGCGCCCGCAAAGCTCACATTGTTGGCCACGACCTCGAAAGCGGTGCGGTTGTTGCCGTTCTTGTCCTGATACTGGCGGGTCTGGATGCTGCCGTCGATGACGATCAGGCTGCCCTTCTGGAAATACTTACAGACGAACTCGGCAGTCTGCCGCCATGCGGCAATGTCAATAAAATCGGCCTTGCGTTCCTCGCCCTGACGGACATAGCTTCGGTCGCAGGCAATGCGGAAACGGCACACGCTGGTGCCCTGCGTGGTGGTCTTGAGTTCCGGGTCCGCCACAAGGCGGCCCATGATGGCTACAACGTTAAGCATGCATCAATCCTCCATCGGGGCTTCGTAAGATTCACAGTCAACATTTGCACCCATGAGGACCTCCGGGCACTCCGCGCGGGCAAAATAAGCGGCTGCGCGATACTTGAGCATCATCTCGGTCATCTTGGGCCAGAAGCTGTTGGGCTTGTCCCACCACCCGGAGTCCTTTGCCATTTTAACCGTGACCTTCGGCCCCTCGATTTTCTCACCGGTGACCTTGTCCACACCGATCAGGCGGCATCCCCAGTTGTCCTTGCCTTCCTCGCCCTCCATGCGGTAGCGGGTGCGACCGGCAAACTGTCCGGAATTATCAATCAGGGCTTTGCAGCTCTTGCCGCTCCAGGACGGATTACCCCGCACGACATACAGATTCTGCATGACGAAGGCCGGGTCCATGCCCATTCTGGCTGCCATATTGCAGGCAACGGCACAGGCAGCAACGTTGCCTTTATAGCTCTGCGGAACCATGCCGTCCGGAAGCTGAGCGTAGGCTTTCCCCATGCTGCAAGCAAGCTTCCAACTGCTGATTGCGGCGCTCGCGTTGGAATTCTGAATGGTGGTTTCTTCTGAAATTGCCTGGGGGATAGCATTTTCATGCACCTGCGCAGGCTGTTGCTGTTCGACAGTGATTAGTTTGGCAGCGGTATCAGGCATGGTGGATTTCCTCCTCTGTGAATTTGATTTGAATGATATTTGCAAAGCGCTTGATCGCATCCAGATCCGACTTTGTGCAGTGAAACACAATTTTGCGGTCGCGCGGCTCTTCGTGCTCGGTAAAGCTCATAAATTCGCCGTCATTGTATTCGTCAGGGTCAAAGTCGAACTTTTCCATGGGGTCTTTAAAGGACACAGACGGCTTTACAAGGTTTATCACATTCGGATTCTGCTGAGGCCCCTTGTAGTTGTCTGGCAAGCCATTGATGACTGCCTCATGCAGCAGGGTACGGTACTCATTCCCGTAACAAAAATCAATGCTTTCGTACGGTTCAGGCATGACCTCCGCGCCGCCCGCTGCGTGGATGATGTCAATATCGCACATCATCCTTCCGACCATCCTGTAAATGTTGTCAATCACGGCTCGGCTGAAAGTATCGTCCATGTGCCCTTTTTCGGCGAACGTCGTGAAAAAGGACACTGCGTGGTTGATCTCGCTTGCGAGGTCATTTCCGGCATTGATGAGCCGGAACGTCATGTGCTGCGGGCCGACATAGTAGTAAATACCCTCGGCCTTGTTGGAAAGGTCTTTGACGCGCTCCCTCTTGGTCATACGCTTCATGCGTTCTTTCTGCATAAATATTCACCTCGAATAGATCAGGTTGCCCAGGGCGTCCTTGACGTCGATCTGGCTGTATTCACCGGTCTGGATCTGCTCATCTGCCCAGTGCTGGGCGTCCACGCTGGCCTTGACCGGCTCGCCCTCAAAGCATTGCACGTCAATGCTGCAGTGCTCTTTGCGGTGTCCGTAGCAATAGTAAAATGCCACGTCATGCATTGTAAAAACCTCCTGTTTGTGATATCTTTGTGGTGATGGGCGGCGAAACTCATCACCCTTTTGGCTTGTCCGTGTTGGAGCACGGGCAGGCTCTTCTTTTTTTGCGGCGTATCGGCGGAAGACTGTCCAACTCATCACGTCGGATGCACTCTTTTTCAAAAATGTACTTGCGAGCCCGACGCCTGCCGTTGCGGCTGTGGAAGCTCGCAGACGCAAAGCTGTTTGCGCTTTTGTAACCCAGCCGTCTGGCACACATCTCAGACGTACCGCTGGCAATCAGGTCTCCGGACTTGGCGTCATACACGGTGTACCACATGACATGGATGACAGTGTCAGGCATACGTGATCTCTCCAGATTCCTCTTGCAACATCTCCAGCACGTTGTCCATTTCTTCGGCGCACATCTCAAAGACGTTTGCCCGTGCGGAGTATCCGGCCCGGACAACAATGTCATCTGAGGCTTCGGCTTCTCGCCTGCAGCGTTCGGCAAGCCGCGTGTAGGATTTGACTTTGCCCTCAACGTACTCTTTGGCCGTCATCATGCCCCACGCTCCTGATTCTCCGGGTATTCCGGGTTGCGGGCGTGGGCGCGGTTGATCTTGCCGTACTTGCGCCGCTTTGCGGCTCTCTCCCTGTCCTCTGCGGCAAAGCCCAGACGAGCCAGCAGAACAGCGGCCAAAATCAGCGCCAGCGACACCGCAAACAGCGTGCCGGAGATGTATCCAGTGGTCTGCGCGGTGCCCTCTGCGCCCATAGCTGTGCCCATTCCAACGCCGCCAAAAATGACAGCCAGCCAGTAGTAAGTAGTAGATTTGAGTTTCATTCTTTCGGATCCTCCTTTGTATAAACCTTTTCGAGCTTGTAAAAATCCTTCACCCACGCCATAAACCTGGCACGGGAGATGTCAGGGCAAGGCTCTTTTGTTCCTACGGACGGCTTTGACCACTCCGGGAAAATTCCCGCCTGGATTTGCGCTCCCAAGACCTTTTCGGTCTTTGAGATGTTGTTGTCCCGAAGAATCTGGACGCACTCTGCGATTCCCATGTTCGGCTTCATTATCGTCCGCCTCCTTTTTGTTCTCAGCTGCCGTTTCAGCCGGATATGCTCCAACCGCTCCGGCTGCCTTGCATCCCAGCGCTGTTCAAGCCAACGCTTGTTGTAGTGCTTCTTCACGGTGCAGCCTCCACAAACTCGCCATTTTTGAGGGTGTACCAGGTGTTCTCTTTGATAACGGCTCCGTCAACCTTTGCCATTTTGGCCAGCAACATATTGCCGTCATCATCGTACTCGGTCAGCACCAGATAGCAGCCCAGTGCGCCGCACGCCTTACCGCAAGCACCGTTTACAACGGCAATGCTATCTTTTCCGTCTGCTTTTGCGTTGCAATAAGCCCCAGTGGCTGCCGCCGTGCTGTAATTGCCGCTGGAACCCGCCGTGCTGAAATTGCCGCTGGAACCCGCCGTGCTGAAATTGCCGCTGGAACCAGCCGTACTGTAATTGCCGCTGGAACCCGCCGTGCTGTAATTGCCGCTGGAACCCGCCGTACTGGAATTGCCGCTGGAACCCGCCGTGCTGAAATTGCCGCTGGAACCCGCCGTACTGTAATAGCCGCTGGAACCCGCCGTGCTGTAACGGCCGCTGGAACCCGCCGTGCTGTAACGGCCGCTGGAACCCGCCGTGCTGTAATCGCCGCTGGAACCCGCCGTGCTG